GTTACATTGCCATTAGCATGTTCTGCGCTAAGTGCTGCCATAGCAGATTTAAGGCTGTTTATTTCTCCGATACGTTGTTGCGGTGACTTAATTCCTGCGGCAGCATATACGTCTGGCTGTTGTATCAATGGAGCATTTGCTGCAAATAATGTTGACGATGAAACTTTACGCAAACCCTCTTGAGTGAGTGCGCGTTTTTGCATTGAAATTATTTCATTTCCTAAACTTATTTGTTCTCTTCGTTCAGCAGACAATCTTGCGGTTGTTCTTTTCCAGTCTTCTACGCGAGCATTATTCCAATCTTTCTCAAATTGCAAATTAGATTTTAATATAGCCTCTCCGCGATGAGTAAAATCTTGCTCCATAGCAAGTCTAGCAGAACGTTCTTGACGCTCGGATGCAGTGCCTTTTCGCTCAAAATCTGTTCGCATTGCTAATTGAGCTGCACGTTCTTGGCGCTCGAATTGCATTGAACTTTGGAGGTTTCTAATATGATAAGCAGTTAAATCTTTGCTTATTGATTTTTGTTGAGTAGCTTCGTTTTGTTGTGTAGCAGTAACTTTTTTAGACGCTTCAGCGAATGCAGTTAATTGAGACGTAGCGGTTTTCAGGTCGGTGGTATCAACCTCAATCTTCAATGTCGCTAGGTCAAATTCGCTCATTTTGCTTCCTTCGCAGATTCTGTAATGAATGCCGAATCCATTTCAACTATTGCATCAAGTTCCCATTGCTCAAGCCTTATTCCAGATAACTCGCACCAATTCTTTATTTCAGTGTAGGACAAAGGATTAGCTCCAAACCCGTTGCTTCCCCTTGCTCTATTCAACTGAATAAAATAATGCCAAACATGCGCGGCAGATTCTGGTATATCGGGTTCATTCGCCAATTCTTCCGGCATGATTCCATTCGCACGATATGCCACATTAAGATGGTCGCGTAATGAACAACCATCTTTCTGCCGAGCATTTAACCGAAACTGGTAGGTGGCAAACTCTACCAGTTCCTTTGTTAGTTTTTTAAGAAGTTGTCGAGGCTTCCAATGCCTTCGTTCACGGCATCATAAATCCACGAATAAGTCTTATAAACCTTAATCGCGTTCTGTACCGTGAATGGCAATTCCTCGCCGTCCAGCTTAATGCCGCGCCAGCCTTTAGTACACAGCACCAGCAACTCGATATTCTCGGCTTCAATAGCCTCTACAGTGCGAATTTCAGGGTCTTTACCGCGCTTCTGCGCCATTGCATCTTTGCGCAAACGGGTATTTGTCTTATCCCGCGTAAAGTCGCGGAATTCTTTGGAATCTTTACCAATCAAAGTAATGAACATCCCAAGTGGGACGTTACTGACTGGATGATGGAGTTCGATTTCTGCACCTTTGTCACAAGCGGACGTGGTGTCAAGCGAGGATAAATCAAATGACATGGTATTGCTCCTTTTTACGTTTGTACTCGTCTTACAAAATCCCGCGCTGATATTGCAAGTCCAGCGCGGGGGTATTCAATTACTTATCAAGCAATAGATGAATCCTGAATCATAAGTATGCTGTCGAACGTATCGGCACCAGAACCACCAGTCGTATCGCGCAAGGCAACGAACGGCATGGTCATGGTCAGACCCTTTTCGCCATCGTCTTTATCAGCGCCATTGATTTTGCAAATAGGGAATGTGAATGCCATAACATCCGAATCCGCCGCATTTCCAGCAGTGAACGCTGCGACAATAGACACTTCAGTTTCAGCCAAGAAGTAATCGCGCATCGTTACGATATCGAACAGAAAAGACATATTCCCAGTTACGTCAATCATGCCGGGGAAAATGTCGGGGTCAGTGTTTGAACCAACAATCCCGCCCGGTACAGAGTAGTTACCAGCGATGCCGAAATCAAGTGAAGTAATCGTTGCAACCTTTGTACCTTGAACGAATACAGCGCCGTTCGCAGCAGCAAGAATGTTACCGGTCGGAGCGGCAGTTGGCGAAGTGAATACGCTTGCAGTTCCGGTTGTCATATCCAATCCCATAATCGGGAAGTCGATAGTCGCCATGCCGGTTGCAGGCAGCTTCACGTTCATGCCGGTAATCGCGCAATCAACGAATTGCTCCGATTGTGTAATATCCGCATAGAAACGCTCAATAGTCCAGTAATCACGCGCATGGCTTGTTACAGGAATATAGTTGTGCTTACCAACCGATGCGGCAGTTACGGAATCACCAGCAGCCTTTGCGCCAACAGCAACACCGTCAAGCATCGTTCCGGTCATTACGGTTGAGGTAAGTGCGGTAATCAGGAAGTTGTGCCCGTTATTCGGAACGCCGGTTGTAGTCCAACCAGTCCAGCGAATGACCATGCCGATTTTGAAACCAAGTGTCAGCCAATTTGCACCAACGGTAGTGAATGTACCATTTGCGCCGGATGTAACGGCAGCGGTTACGTCAATCAATGAACCACTAGACACACCAGCAGACCATGCAGAGGAACGCAATACAGAGCCGATAAAGTCGTTATAACCCCCAACAGACAATTCGCCATTGAGCGTGCCATCAACAGACACAACGCCATGACGACCATCACTACGCTGCATGGATGGGTCAATTTCGTTTGACTTGTAGAATGCTTTTTTCTTATTGAGTGTCGCAGTTGTACGACGATAGAGTTGTGCGCCAGCACCAGATGCTGCGCTTCCAAGAGAAGCCTGCTTTTTTGCTGCTAATTGTGTGAAAATGCCGGAACTGATAGTCATGATATGTCTCCAAAGAAAGTTAAATTACACTTCCGAGGATGGCATATTGACCGGCGGGACGATGAACTGTGTGGCGTGGTCGCGGGCACTCGGTATTACGGTTTTGCTAGTCTTGCGTGTGCTGCAATTTCTTTTGAAAGTATGTACTAACTATCACCAGAATGCAAGTTATCTTTTTCTTCCGCTTCAATCCAAATTGTAATCGCGGCGGCAAATCCTTTTAGATAACGAACAATAGCTAATGCTAGAACTTTAGTATGTGGTTTCAAGCGAACACCTCCGCATAATACCGGCAGCGAACGGGTAATATCCAGAATGCGTCTTGAACCATACCTTGTCCGATTTCCGGTGTCTTTTCGATTATCACAGTCAATCCCCCATTGGTAAAACTTGCACCGCGCTTGAATGTTGTGCGGATTAGCTCGGCACGGGTTGCCGCTGTAACTGAACCATTGTTGATTGGATAGTGAAGTTCAATAAATAGCAATCCGCGTTCCTGATAATGTCCATCGCCAAATGTTGTGTTATCTGGCAGTGAAGGAACTAACGTTACACGCTGGTATGGGGTATTTGTGGATGGAGTGTAAGGGAAATTATCATAAGCTGTGTCAATAGCAGGCGTAATAGAGAATAAACCTAATTCGATGGCTTGCCGTACTTTTATGATGCTCACGATAAGTTCCTAGCTTGCGCTACAGCAGTTCTGACAAATATCTTGGAATCATTCAGCGCCAATTGCACCATGTGCGCACCAGCACCAGCACCACGTTGGTTAGGAGGTGTTAGTTTCCACTTGCTGATATAAGGATGAGTGCCTGTTTCCATTGCCATTGCATAAGGTGCGTTGTTGTAAATAAAATGCCGTGCTGCTACTGGCGCAGTTTTCACGTCCATGAATCGCGCCATTGAAGTTGCACCACTTGCGTCAATTGTTGCAGGAAAATTGCTTCCCGCACTTCCATTAGAATATGACCAACTACCCTTGAACTCACCAGCGCGATAAGTATTGGCCGGACGCATCTTTTGCCACATATCAGACCATAATTCCCACCTACCTACAGGACTGTATTCAACAACAGCCTTTCCAACCATTATCACGGTTCCTTGCGTTACGTGTGCAAGTCTCCGTTGATACTTGGCTACATGCTTTGCGATTTGCTCTGCGAAGTTTGCCATTTTTTGTCAGCCTTTTTCTCTTCAAGGATAACTACTTCTCCGCGCTTCGTAACAGTATCATCCTCGCCATTAGGCTGTTTGCATACGTTACCATCAGCATCGCGCAATAGGCATACTGCTTCGCCTTTACTTGGGTCAGCACTGATGCAGTCTTTAACTTCTATACCATTCACACTAGCTCGCATAATCATCTCCTAATCGTGCAATCGAAAATAACATCAATTCCTGATGGCCCAATATTTTTTATGTTCTTAATCTGCCATGTAACTCCGCCAACTATTACTTGGTCATTTAACGTTGGCGCTGAACCGTTAGCATCCATGTAAAGCCGCTTGTCTCCAGCTTGAACAAGTGTATTGTTAATCATATCGTTTCCATATACAACCAGATTGTAGTCGAATATCGCACCTTTGCGCGTTGTATCGGTTACAGTGGTTGTAGATGTTCCTGTTGCTGGATTATATTCTCCTACCACAGTTGACTTGAGAATAATATCCTGCCCATGCTTCGTTAGCAATTTTAACGCTCTATCAGCTAACTTGGCGTAATCCATTATTTAACCAATTGCACACTAACACCACCGTTGCTATTCAGGTACGGCGATAGCATCGCGTCAATAGAAGAATATCTGACTGTTTGTGGCGAGAATTCGCTGTACTTAATTGTTATCGGCCCGACGATTTCTTCTTTTACGTTCTGCGTCTGGTCTGGCATCAAATCATCAGCGTTTGCTTTCAATGCCAATTCAGCACAAGCATTCTTAACTTCATTAGGAATGGTATTCTGGTCAACATATCCGCCAAATACACTTGCCGGAAGTTCTACCCATGCGCGAGGCCAATCAAGCGATTGTGTGCTGGTTACACGATAGCCTTTCCACCGATCAATATACATTTGCGTCATGTAAGCCGTTGCTTTGCGCACATATCCTTCGCGTGTAGCATCATTCGCAAGCGCAGCCCATGCAGCATTGCCGTTCTTTTCGTGATATTCAGCGATATAAGCCAAAGTCGCATAAGCATCGGCATTTGCTACTTCCGTCCCATCCTCAACGATAAGCGTACTAGGAACGGCTACAGTAGCGGCACTATCCGCATCAGTGCTTCCATCAACGTTAGTTGCCGTTACACGCCCTACAAGCGCATATCCGATGTCTGCCCTAGTGATGGTATAGGTGGATGCTGTCGCGTCAGCTATGAGCGTTCCTGCGCGCAACCAAGCGTATGCGTAAGAATCTGGTGAGCCAGTCCATGTGCCATCAGACAGCGTAAGTGTTTCGCCGAACTCTACTGTTCCGGTTATTACAGGAAGTACCGTATTAACTGGGGCGACCATTTAAACTCCTTACTTTAAGTCGGTGAAAAATTCAGACAATTCATCTGAAACTTCATAAGTAAAAGTTCCATAAGTATTTTTTGTCAACCCGATAATGCATTCCACAAAAGCATCTTTAGCAAAAATCCTTGTATTTGGAGTGTCATCAAAAACAGTCCCTGCCGGAATTACAATATCTTTTAACAATACTTTTTTCATTATTTATATTCTTTCTTTTTGATCGGATAAGGCTTCAACTGAATCTTCTTTACTGGAAATGGCTCTCCGGCTTTTTTCAGATTCTTGATAAATGCCACTTCACGATAATTTGGCTTACCGAATGTAACAACCATCGTTTCACCGCGATTATTCGCTTTCGGCTTGTTGTGCCAAGTTGCCTTGACTACCAACTTATCACTCAAATACTTGATTGCAGATTTAGCATCTTTAGTGGCAATCAGAGTAGCCGCTACAGTTGCAATCCATTTTGTGTCGATTTCAGTTTTCATTATCTGGCACCGAGATTAGCAAATGCAGATGCTGCATTGAACAAGGTCTTGCGTCCAGCCAAGTGATGATATTTCACTTTGTTGGAATCAAGATAAGCCTTCAATTCCTCATCAGTCATCGCGTTGAAATACGCATTGCTTTTGGTGTCTGGAATATCAACTTCGATGATTGTTTTGGCAACAGGTTCAGGCTCAACAATCGGCTCTTCAATTACTGGCTCTGATTTCTGTTCTGGTTGCACTTGAACCACAACATTAGATTCTTTATACAATTTAGCACCGCGTGGCAATGATTCTGCCATGTAATATCCATTAGGATTCCCTTCTGCTACAGGGCATGCTACTTTGATAAGCGGAACTGTATCAATAGACATTATTACTCCTTTGTTAAGTCATCATCAAACCGCCCTCGTTAGAAGGCGGTTGAATTACAGCTTATCCCAAAAGTAGGGCAGCATGTCTCGGTGCAACCATCTGAACCCCCCATGCCAAACCAACTTCAAAGCGAGTTTGACGGTACTGACGATATACCGCAACTTGGAACGACAAGCCGGATACAGGGTCAGTAATATCCATTACGTCATCAGCATCATCGCCGCCTTCAGGCATTGCAGGTGCGCGGGTTGCCAAAGCAATTGCCGAGCTTGCAAAGACCATGTTACGTGCAGATGTTGCAACAACAGTGATTGCCGTAGCGGATGCGCCAATAGCTACGCGCAGACCCGGTTCTTGCAGAGTGATAACGTCACCAGCAGCAGGGTTAGCACCAGCAAACACGACCGATTTAACGACGTATTTATTGGTATCACCAGCGAAGGTAATCACATCACCAGCAGCAACAACGCCAGTACCAGCAGTTGCCAGAGTGATTGCAGTAGCGCCTACAGCATAACCTGCGTTATTGGTAGTGGCATTAGCCATTGCACCAGCCGTATGAGTCTTGACTTGCGCAGAGTTATGCACCATCGCACCCTGAATGTCGCCAATGATACCGCGACGCAACAGATCGGAAGTACCGGACTCATTCACTTTGAACAACACAGATTGCTTACCACGAAGATTGGCGATTGCGGCAGAACCGAACACAGCATGGATATTACCCGGCGCGCCGTTATCTTCCAAAATCTTCAACATCTGTGCCATATCGGACAGGTCATTTGCCGTACCAAAAGGCGTAGTAGCAGCAGTACCATAAGCGCGGGACGCTTTAGTGTACAAAGCCGCCAAGTCAGCCTCAACTTCATTGGTCAATGCGCGCATGGCTTGTGCGAAACGGTCGCGGTTCAATTGTGCCCAAATGCCAGTGCCAGCAGTTGCCATCGTTTCTTCACCATTCCAACGAACAGGAGCGTATTTGCTCTTGCTGATGGTCATAATGACATTGCCGGGTGCTGCATCGCCATCATTCGGTGCATTAACGCCCGGAGTGATGTTGGCAGTTGAAATAGCGCCAACAACAGGGATATTTACGGGCTGGTTGATAGAAACACGTTCAGCGGAAGAGTCGCGCGTTACGGCAGGGATAAAGCCTACCAGTTCACGAGATACAGTATCGGCTGCTTCGTAAAGTACGGGGATAAGATTCGTCAAAGTATTGCTCATGATTTGTTACTCCTAAAATAAATAAAATAAAATGGGTTTGTGTTTCGACCATCTCGGTCTATTTACTACAGAGCAACATCTCGCTGCTTACCGCCTTAATCAACAACTCGTACTCCATTCTTAATTGCAGATACTTTATCAATTGGCGACAAAGAATCGAATGATGCACGTTTCATTTGCTTCCCACCGCCAGAACCAGCACTACCTGTAGCCGAACTTCCTGACGATGTTACTGTGTACCAATGGGGAGAATCAACTTTCTGAGACTCGTACCATTCTGTTGCAGAGAACGGAGTTTTACCATCACGTCCAATTACTACACTACCATCTGAATTCTTTTGTACCGCATTGCCATTTTCATCCAGCGTGAAAATAGTCTTTGCAAGCAGTAGCGAATCACGGATACCAAGTTTATGAAGTCCAGCGTTAATCGCTGCTGAACGCAATGAATCTTCAAGCACCCTATCCTTGAACGCATCAGCTTTTGCTTCAGCAGCAGCAATTTTTGCCTTCAATTCTTCTTTTTGGCGGTCTTCTTCAATGCGCCACTTTTCTGTTCGTTTATTGATTACTTCATCAATCTTTCCGGCAGCAATCAACTGCGCCTCTTCATTATTTTCAAACCTTGCTTGCAATTCTCGAATCTTTACAGGGTCAATACCTGCATATTGTGTTTTGAATTCTGTTAGTTCTTTTTCTTTTGTCTTTGCCGAAATCTTTTCTTTATCAAGAGCAGACTTCAATCCTTTGATATTGTTTGCCAGTTCCTCGTCAAGGTGAAACTTGCCATCAACTTCTGAATAAAACTTACGCGATGCTTCAGGTACTGCGTCAATCGTGTCAACAATAAATTCCAAAGGCATTTTACGAACCCTCTAGGTTAGTTGGTACTTACCAACAATATAAGATTATGATAGTAAAGAAAGAATGTCAAGAGTTATTTTTTCTTCTTCGCTTTTGCTTTTTTAGCCACACTCAATGCAATAGCTACCGCTTGCGCTGTACTCTTACCATGTTTTTTTTCTGTTCGTATATTGGCTGACACAGACCGTTTTGAGTAGCCTTTGATAAGCGGCATAATTTAATCCTCCATTGCATTAAGCAACAACAACACCATCGTCATTTCCTCGTCATCATCCGATACTTCAACTTTCCCGATTGTCGATTGTGCTATGGATTGTTTCTGACGACATTCTGCAACTATGTTATTAGCATGTTCACCAACTATGTTATCGCTGATAAATACGCTTGAAACTGATTGCTGCTGTAATCCGATTACAGTTGATGCCTCGGCAGTTGTAAAGGATTGGTTGACAACTGAAATGCCGGATACGATATATTCGTATGCCATTACTGCATCTTTAAGCCATTACAGAATGAATCAGCTTTCCAGCCTTAATATCCATTCCAGTTTTAATTTCAGTATTATTGATAACCATGTTGAATTCTGTCGTAACTCCAACACTTCCACTCATAACAGGCACGTTACCTGAACACAACCTGTAGTACGATACTGTGCCGTCTTTAAGCGCCTTCGATGCAGACCATTCTACCGTAATTATTCCACCTTCAACTGTTACCGAAGTTAGTTTGCATTCTACCAGACGACCATCAGTTCGCTGCGTCAAAGGACGTTGTTCTCCAGCATACAATCTCATTGAACCGTTATCGCGCAGGATAGTTGCCAACGCTTCTGCTGCGGCGTTTGATTGCTGCTTTATTGCGTAATCGCTAATCATAAGGTTTAACATCATGCACTCCTAGTCGCTTGCATTGAGCCGTCAGGCATTTTCTGAATCTTTGTAACGATTGCAGGCTGAGTTACTTGTTTCGGAATACCATCTTTAATCAAATTCTCTTCATCTTGAAATTCTTCGTGAGGCTGATAAAATTCAGAACGCTTTAGATATGCAAAGCGCGCTTCAGCAGATATGCCACCAGCTTGCCACGCGCTTACAAGTGCATTAAGCATTTCTGGCGTAACAGGTTGAGCGAAAAACTCACGGTTCAAATCGAATCGAACATTAGTAGAATCATCGCCAGCCCATTCAGCGAATGTCTTTAATGCTATCGTGATGCCAGTAGAAATTGATTGTGCAAGACTTGCCAAAATTGATTGCTCACCTGCTCGATAAATCATAGCAGTTTGTGCGGATTCCGCTTGTACTTTATGGCTCTCAAGCATTCTGCTACCAAGTGAAACCATGTGCATTTCAAGGCGATTAAGAAGTGAATCTAATGCACTGAATCCAGAAGTACCAACTTCTACCATTGTTGCTTTTGCAGCAGGATTTGGAAATACTAATGCCTTCCCTGCCCCAACATGTAGAGTTTCATTAGGTTTCATCTCATGTCCAGTTATTGTCATGGTGGGGATACCTGACCAGTGACACCCATGCGCTAGGTCTGAATAAGCCTGATAATGGGCAATGTTTGTATCAACAATGTCAATCATCATTGGTGTATCAATATCAGGAGTTACGTTATCAGAGCCAATGATATACAAAGGAATATAATTCATTTGCTTTCCGTTCATCATCGGATAAAACCGTTCAAGTTCTACATCAGTAGATGATTGACGATTATCTTCATTTACTTCAAATATGCGTACCCGATAAATATCATTTTCGTCCAAATCCAATACACGATAACGCGTTACTTCTTTATCCTCAAATTCATCAATAGGGATTAAATGTTCTTCTTTGATTACCGCCATTGAAAGCGCATATCTATTATTTACTCTTCGTTGCCGCCAATTTATTATCTGCTCTGCACGGATAATTGACATATATGGTCGTACATTCATCGCTTGAGCATCCGCAATGGTCATTGCATCGCTTGTAATTGGATAGTTAACATATAGACCAACTCGCCCAACAACCATACATTCTTCTGCAATGTCCTGCGCAAATGCAGTCAACGGGATTCCTGTCAACGTAATATCTTCTAGCATTGATGATGTATTTATAGGGCATTCTGCTACAGGCGGACGGCGAAATACCATGCCAATCATTCCCTGAATTGTCCGGTATGTGGCGTTGTATAAAACTGTTCTATTTAATCTTGCTTGATATGCAGCAGTCGGTTCATCTGTTAAAGCAGGGAGGTATTCAGTTGTATGTTCGCGTAATTCCTCTGTACCGGCAAACACGTCGCGGCATTTCTGCCATTGACTAAGCATCTCGGTGTAATCTTCGTGTTGGGTGCGAACGCCTGTATTCTTTTGTGCCATGCTGGAACCCTCGATAAGCGAGTAATTTTCGCAAGGGTATCAGTGTTCTATTGAATATGCAAGTGGGTGCTTACAAACCAGTAATAGTAGCAAACTGCATTACATAATTTTTCTGTAACTCCATAAACCCACGGCTGGCAGCATCGACAATATCATCGTGAGTTGCATTCGGGAAACCCTCAAACTCTTTTATTAAGTCTTGATTCCACGGTGCGCGAACAAGTGATATGTTGCCGCCGTTAAATTGACTAGCCATTGGTTCTGCGCGAGTAACTTTGCTTCCTGATTCTGGTGATGCATTGACCCTGAATCCTGATAGTTTTCTAATAAACGTAGAAGCAGCAAACTTACCTGAAGCACCAGGGTCAATTGGAATTGATTGCAACACATTTATTCCATCGCGCGTAGCTGTGGCAATAAGAGTTTTTTCAACTTCATCTGCCATTCCACGGAATCTAACTACGTCAACAATAGTGTATCTACCTTCGTAGTCAACACACATTAGAAGCCCAACAGTGAAGTCTGGTTCGTTGCCTTTTTTCAAATCTACTTCTGTAGCTGCCCAATCCCAAGCTCTTACCATGCGTCCGTGCGGGATAACATCAGTATATGAAACCAACTTTGTAGAAAACACTCCGCCCTCTTTAGCGATGCGAGGCTGCCCCATCCAAATGTTTAGATACTTGTCATAATCCATTGCCTTCATCTTCTCTGCAAGCATGATGGATGATTCGTCTGCTAAATTATTATCAAGATAATTAACATTGATTAGTGTTACATCTGGGTCTGGTGTTAGAACGAATCTACGGTACACATAATCGTCAACATTACCTGTATTGAAGCCAATCCATATCTCTGCATCCTTGACACGGATAGTGGGGTCTAACTCATCGAAAGTTTCTTCGGCAAGGTCAACAGCTTCCTCAATCCAACATATCTTCGTGCCTTCAAGAGATTTAATTTCCTTCATGTTGTGCTTCAATCCACGAAACACAAAATCAGTACCAGTCTTTCTATGGCGGATTGCATTTACAAGCACATTGAACTCGCTATCAAGGTGTAAGTCTTTTATCCTATTTTCAAGAACAGATAACACAGAGTCTGCAATAGTGGATTGAATCTGACGGCAGCAAAGTACAGTCATTTTTTCTTCCATTGCGCGTAATACAGCGGCCAAAGCAAATGTCCAAGAATTATGCGTTACTGTCCCATCTGCCAAACAAAATAAATGATCTCCATCTAATGAAAATCCTGCATACGCACCTTGTCCTATAGATTCAACTTTTAGATATGATAACTTCTTATCTTTATTTGGTTTAACATCGTCACGCGAGTATTGTTTATGTTTAATCAAACAAGGAATTTCCCAAACATTCCCGCTGATATTTACATAC